CCATAATTTTTTTACGCTCCTATATGCCATGCTCGGTGTTTTCTTGTTTCAGGGTTGCCACGGTCTCCCCAGGTTCCCAGTTCCGGTTGACCGCCGAGGCTGGGTTGCGCCCGTTCCAGGGCCGCTTCAGTAACTCGACCTCGATGGCCTTCCTATTGGACGGGAGGGTCACCTTGAACCACTTCCCGTCATTGGCGGCGTTGCCACATTCGACACACATGAAGACCGGCTGGGAGAGGTCAACGACGAGGGCGCTATTGCACCCAGGACAATCGACCAGCCACCGGCCATGATTGATCCGGGCCGCGATCTCCCCGGAGGTGTTGTCCTCGGTCGGGTCCGGGAGTGGGCCGAATCCCATCCTCATATACATCCCCCGGACCATGACCAGATAGTCCTCCGGCTGGAGGTCTTGGTGCTGGACTATGTAATCGTCGGCCATATCAGTACGCCAACCTGGTCTGAGTCCCGAGGGCCGAGGTATTCAGCACCCAAAAATCAGAGAATTGAATGGCATCCGAGAGGAGGTATGTCACCTGGTGGAGCCGGTCGGCGCTGATCTGATGATTGACCGCCTCGATGAAGAAGTCCCGGTTGATGCTCAAGTCTGCGGTGTTATCTGCGACCACGGTGACGCGCTCCGATATGTCCCGGTCCAGCATCTCATTCAGTGAGTTGGTGTCCTTATTTGCGAAATAGGACAACTGGAGGACGGCGGTCGGGTCTTTATAGATGCTCAGATTGAAGTCGGCCCAGTCCAATGCCTCGCCGGTGTCCGGGATGAACTTGGTCCGGCTGGGCCAGGTCCGCTTCCCGAAAGCCGTCTGGGAGGTCGCGTCCTCCTGTTTGATGGAGGCCGGGTCGTCCGCCGTGATGGCGGTGCCTCTGGCCTGGAGTTTGGTGATGTAAGCGGTGGCCGAGGTGTTATTGGTCAATGTGATCTCCATCGTCTCCGAGGACTTGGAGACCGAGATTCCGATGGATGCGGTGACGTTGGTTCCGGAGCCGTCCGCCGCCGTATTGCCCAGCATATCGGTGGTTGCCGCGGTGGTTGTCCAGGCGTTAACTCCCCTGGCGTTGTTGGCCGAGGCCGAGGTCGGGTATCGTGCGATCCATGTCCGGGCCACGCCGGGAGAGATGGGTGGCGAGCTGGCGCCGGTCTCCGACAGGGTCCAGAGGACGGCCACGCTGGCGGTCGTGTAGGTCTGGACATCGGTCTGGAAAATATTAAATATGTGCGGGAGCGGGTCATCCATTGTGAGGCCGGAATATACCCTCGCGGCTCCGGAGGCGTCCGAGTAGGTCGCCTGACTCGTAAGTCCCACGCCGGCCAACCTATGGTGGCGGTTGTCGAATACGATTTGCCCCGATTTTGACTCCCTGATGAAACCGCCCTCGGTGGACTCGACCTCCTGGAGGGCCGGGACGGTATAGGTCGCGGACTTCCAGTATCTCGTGATGGTCGTCTTCCCAGTATCGAGGGTCCGGTAACTGGAACCCGCGCCCCAGCCGGCGGCGTCCAGGATGTCATCCACGACCTGGTCCGTCCTCTGGGAGGTCGCCATCGCCACGTCGATCTGGTCGAGGTTTATCTGGCCCAGCGGCCCGGTGGCCTCAAGGATGGCCGTCGCATCGCCGCCCAGGAAAACTTGAGGCGTTATCCGGACGAGGTATCCCTGCCATATCGCCTGGTCGGACTGGGTGGTCGATGTTCCCAGGAGCCGGACGGGACGGCCTGGAAGGATGTTCCCATATATCGGGCTACTAGAGTTAAATTGGTTATAGTCCCCGCTCCGGTTGTCTAGCGTGGCGCGGAGTGTTCCCGCCTTGGACTTGCCCGTCAGTTGGGACGCCCGGTCCCGACCGAATGAACAAGTGATCCCGCGGACCCGGCCCATGTCTATCTCCTCACCGGTATCGCCCCAGTCGCCGTCGTTGTTCCAGTCCACTTGTAATTTATAGGTTGCGACTACCACTACGCCCTCGCCAGTACGCCGGAGAATCCGCCACCGAGGACGGCGTCCCGGATCACGCTGGTCACCTTTTGCTGGAAGTCATCGAATCCGTTTACGTCCCCGTTTATCACCAGGTTGATCGTCATCCCGGCGCCGCCGCCTTTCAATGGCGCGACCGAAGCCCCTCTCGGCAGGGAGAGCAATTCCGGGCCGCGTTCTCCCACGATCGCCGACCCACTTTGGGTTATCCTCCCGCCAGCCGCTAATCGTGGTATGTCATCTATCTTCGGGATTCCGAATCGTCCGGGGAGCCTATCCACTATGGCGTTGATCCTCCGAATCCAGACATTGAGACCATCAACCAGGGAATTCAAAATACCTTTAATGACGGGCATAATGGCCTTTTCTCTGATAAAGTCCACTATGGCGTTCCAGATGCCCATGATACGAGTCTTGAAGCTCTCGAATGTCCCGACCAGGGCATCTGTCACCGTCGTGAAAGTGGACTTGATGCCGCCCCATATCTCGTCCCAGTTGTCCTTGAGAAATAGGATGGCCTTGACCAACGGACCCGCCGGGAGAAGCCATCCCAACTTGGAGTTGTAGAGGCTGGTGATCTTGGTGAAGACCGTCTGGATCGTCTCCTGGATGAAAGCGAATATCTCGCCCCAGTTCTTCTTCAGAAACAGGATGCCCTTGACGAGCGGCCCCGCCGGGAGGAGCCAGCCCAACTTTGAGTTATACAATTCGGTGATCTTGCCGATCACTTTCTTCACGATCTCGGAGATGAAATTAAAGACCTTCTCAAAGGTCACCCGGAGGGCGTTGACGATGGTGTCCCAGTTCCGCCAGATCAGGATAGCCGCCGTGATGGCCGCGGCGATCCCCACGACCGCAAGGGTCACCGGGAGCATGGATAGACTGAGGGAGCCAAAGGCCACGCTGAGTATCCCGATTGCCGCTGCCATCGTCGGCAACAATAACAAGATTGGCCCCAAAACCAGGGCCAACCCTCCCAATGCCGCGACCACGATCATCAAGACCTTGGTCAACTGGGGATGCTCGGTCGAGAACGCGATCAACTTGGCCGTTACCTTCTCCAGGATAACCGCCATCGAGGTCAACGCCGGCATCAACGCCTTGCCGAACTCTTGCTGGAGGTCGCCCACCCGGTTCTTTAATTGCACCATCGGGTCCGCCGCCGCCTCGGCCTGACCGCCGAATTTCGCCATGATGGCCGTGATGACCTCGGTGGCGCCGGCGCCCTTCTCCACCTCGATGCCGTATCTTTTCAGCGCGGAGGTCTCCCCGCTGATGGCCCTCGCCACCAGGGTCGAGGCCGCGCCCAGGTCCATCCCCTTCCCAGCCGCCAGGTCGAGTACCGCCGGCAATGCCGCCATCGCGGACTCGTAGTCCCCGGAGACACTGATCAATCCCATCAGGGCTTCCCGCTGGGCCTCGTCCCCGAAGTTCGTCTTGTTCTGTTGGGCGGCGATGACCCGCTCGATGGCCGCGGCCTGGGCATCGTAGGATGTCCCCACGTTCTTCAAGGCCACATCCAACTGGGCGATCCCGATGGCCTCTTCCTGGGCGGACTTGACCGCCGAGACACCGAGCGCGGTTATCCCGGCGCCGATCGCCGAGAGGCCGATACCGATGGCCTTGCGGTGTTTCTTGATGCCGTCCGCCATCTTTCCGAAGGACGACTGGGTCTTCTTGAATCCAGCCTCGGCGTTCTTCGGGTCCGCGGTTATCTGTATCTCGACCTGGTTAGCCATCGCCCTCTGGTTTTCCCTCCATGACTATCGCCACCATGCGAAGGATGGTTACATCCTCGGCCATCAACTGGGATGGGAGGCAGCTATATCTCTGGCAGAGGCCGTCTATCAGTTCGGCCTCCTCCAATTCCCACGGCTTGCTGATCATTCTCCCGTCGCGGTCGATGCCGCCGCCAACGTGCTTAAATCGCCGGATGTCTCGGCTAAAGGGGCCGGTACTGCCGACACCGCCTCGATCCAATGCTGGACGATAAGCATCGCCAGGGAGAGCGGGATCTGGAGCATCCCGGCGCCGGTGGCCGGGACCGGCTTCCCGGACGCGTCCTCCAGGTTCCACTCCATCAAGACCTCGCCGCCGAATAACTCGGCCATCTTGGCCTGGTCGTCACCCTCGGCGGCTTCCCGGAGGGCGATGTAATGGGCGAAGCTGACGTTGAGCTTGACCCATATCTCGGCCCCGTCGTAGTCCGTCCCGCTAAAGGTTATGTGGGCGGTCTGGTCCGGGATGCGGAAGCCCTTCTTGGTCTGGGCCGTTGTCCCGTTAGTCGCTACCACTTAGGCCCACGTTGGGACAACGCCACCGGCAAGGGCGCCAGGCGCGGACCAAACCAACGATCCATCTCCCCCACGGGCGACCGCATAGTCGGTGTAGAATAACTCTCCCGGTAGCGTCTGACCGCTGATGGCCGTCGTCGTCGTCCGGGCCACGCTGGTCGATGGGACCGTCTTGAATACGTCATGGCTCATATTGCTGGCATCGTTGAAGACGCCCGCGATCGCCACCGTGAAGTCCGCCAGGAGTAGCAATCGCTCCCTGGCTGACTTGTCCAGCCCGGTGATGTCTTGCTCCTCCCTCGGCGTGGCGATGTCGATAGACGTTATGTCGTTAGATATAGTCCGGGCCGACCCGCCCGAATCATCGATGATAACGCTCATTCCTAGACCTGATTCTTTAGCCATGATTAACACTCCTTCTGTACATATGGTCGTTATAGTTATCCATAAAATTAAGCGGCTCCAGTATCCGCGAGTCCTGGGTCATGATAGGGTCACGTTCTAGGGCTATCCTGTGTCCTCCACCTTGGCCGGTGAAGCACTCCTGTCCCGGTGAAAATACGAAGACGACCAGGCCGTCCTCGCGCTCCTCCCTGAAGCCCATCCCCGACCGGCGGATCATCTCTATATTTGCCGTATCACCCGCCGGCAAGATCGTCTTCCAGCCCATCGCATGATTGACGCATCCGATCTCCTTGCAGCTCACCTCCCTCCAGTGGTCCCTCGGGCGGTCCATCTTGAAATGGATCAATAGCCCTCGATCCATCACTCCTTGTCCTCATCCGTCCCGGAATCGATTATCCGGAGGCTGATTCCACCTAAGAAGCCTATAAATGCCCCGGTTAATCCAGTGATGACTTCCACGGCTTGGAGTTTCCAGCCGATCCAGGCCGTGAACGTGCAGAAGATCGTCGCCGATATGATCGCCGCCAATATCTGAGGCCGGAGGGCGGTCATCCTCATAACCGTACCCAGTAAAGCCCGGTCTCCGATTGATACATCGCTTGCTCTCTAACTCGGCAGATCCGGCAGACCCGGACGGACCACTCATCCGGATGCGGTCGCCACCAATGTCGGTTGAACCAACACATCAGTAAGCCTTGACCGCGGCGAGTCTTACCAGTCGCCGCGGCCCCTCATATATCCAGCCCAACATCAGGATGGCGCCGATGATGGCTATCATGCCGACAAGAACGGCCAGTGCGATCAATCGCATAAGACGCCCACCCCGTAAGCCAGCCCGACCATGAAGGCCAGGGATAAAAATAGAAGGCCGATTATCCCCAGGAATACATGGCTCCAGTCCAGGCTGACGCCCAAGGTGAAGCCGTCCCGGTCTATACCGTTATCGAGTCGATTGCTCATCCTCCGCATCACTTGCCGCCGTACCCGCCATACTCCCGGCGCTCCCCGGACGGCAGGGCGCCGATGAGTCCGAGATGTTTCATCACTTCACCGAAATCGGCGTATCGACCAGGTTATCCGTCACTATTCTTGCTTTTATGTCGCTGCCCCAGGTTGCCGAACTGGTGTTGATGCCGGTCCCGTTTCCGATGGAGTTGGTGGCGTCCATCGTGATGGAACCCGCCTTGATGTAGTCCCAGTCCCATGCTCCGACGCTGGCATCCACGTCATCAATTATCAACTCACCGATGCTGGCCCCGTTTGTGTTCATGGTTATTACCACCCTGTCCACAACCGAGTTTTCTGCCGTGTATGTGCCTGCGCCCCGGTCTGAATCAACTATCACCAATGGGATGGTGCTGTCCACAGACATCTCCTGGGTGTGGCCGTCAACTCTGGCGGCAAGGGATATCGAGCCTGCTTCCATGTTGTCCCATGCCAATGTAGGCGCACTGGAATTGGTGATGACTATAGACCCGATCCATAGGTAGGCCGCAGAGCCGGTAGCACCGCTGGTTCTCTCCACGCTGAATGATTCTGAGAGACTCTCCTTGCCCAAATCCAGGTTTCTCAGTACCAGGCGGTCCAGCCTGGATTTGTCAGCAAGGTTCACGATCAGCGTGTGGTTGACTTGGTCTGGAGTCTCAGGGTCGGGCGGTAGAGGTTCCCCCACCGTGTTCGGCAGGGAATATACAGCTCCTGTCTCAGGCCACAGCATCTCGGAGTCCGTCCCGGCTACCACCATGAAGATGGTCCCGGCGAACCCGATAGCGACTACCACCAGGCTGGTCAGCCCCATCTTGGCACCGCCGATACGCAGTGCTTTGGGGATAGGGACACTCAGCCACGACATGAACCGGAACTGTGGGATGTCCAGCTTCGGCAGCCGCGCTGAAGGTATGGAGAATGTCCTTGGCCCCAACTTAATTATCATCGCCCTTCTTCTCTTCCTTAGAGAATCTGCCGGTTATAGCCGCCAGACCCGCTGTTGTTGGAGTAGCGAATATCGCATAGGCCACGAGGATGATGTCGAGGTGGGGAGCCACACTCGCCGGGTTGCTGGTCGTCTTCCACACTATGATTATTCCGAGTATGACGAAGGCCGCCACCACGGGTGCCAGCATTATTAAAGTGAGGAATTCCGCACCGCTGAGTGTCGTTGTCGCTCGTAATTTCACCTTCTCCAGTTCGATTCTTGTTTCGGTCAGTTCCGCCCGCAAGTCATCTATCTCAGCCATCAAGCTCAACCATCAGAACGCGACATCATCCTGGCTCGTCCCTCTCCTGGTCGAGACGCAGAAATCCAGGTTGGAGAACGTCCCGGTGGTCGTGATCCGGAGATACCGCTCCACCGCCCCGCTCACCGTCACCCGCTCCGCGGTCGGCGCCGCTGCCGCGGCGACCGCCGTGAATGACAGGACCGTGGCGAATGCATCGCTGGACCCGTTGTCCGAGGACTGCTGGATGGTCACGGTCGGCGTCCCGGAGTCGATGTCGGTTATCTCCAGGTATGCCACCATGCCGGCGCTACTCGCGGCGCCGTCATCCCGGCTGGTCGAATTGCCAGCCGAGGAATGAGTCTCCTTGCCGGTGGTCAATGTGTCGCACCAGTCCAGGGAGACGCCGTCCGCCTGGGTGTCTATCGTGA